CCCACCTTGCCGAAATTCTCAAAATCGTCTAGATTCACAGTAACATAATCAATAAAATCGTTAATGTTCATTGCATCTTTACAGGTTTCATTCAAGAAAAAGTTCAAATTAAAGTTGTTGTTCATGGTTTTGTTGTGACTGTTGATGTTGTTTGTGGTACTTCCCATGACCATGTTATCCTTGAGCAATTCAAACATTTGTTTTTGGAACTCACGATTTTCACGAATATTTTCAACAACCAATTTGGTCAAACTTTCGTTATTCATGGAAAAACCTTCGATATTATCCATATTTTCAAAAGTGTCCAAGTTGTATATTTGTCCACTAACTTCGGCGAGTTCTTTTTTATCCGTTGTAATTTCTACTCCGTTTTTTTGAATGCTACATTTTTGTTTGTGTTTCCATAGACCAGAATAACTATTATAACCTTGCCCGCAACTGCATTTTAAGGTTGGACCTTTTTCAATTCCAAAAAGGTCCATTTTATTTCCACCGAGACCATGCAGGTGTTTTTGTGTTGTGATATGTCTATTCCATTTACTTTGTTTACTACATTCAAAGTGACATTTTTTACAATTGAACCCTTTTAATCTAAAATGACTCGTTGAATTATTGTGAAGATTTAATAATTTTAAATTTGTAAAATCTAATTGACATATTTCACATGTATATGTTTTACGTGTCGATTTTTTTAGAGGTTCATTTATTTTTTCTTTTGATATTGAAACAGGATCGACACTATTTAAATTAGCGTTTAAAGAAATAAAATATTGTTGTTCTTTTATTCTCGCTTCATATTGATTGTTACAATTAAAAAAATCTACTATTTCCATCGTCCAATTTTCCCACCCACCATTTTCTCTTATTACTTTGTATAATTTACTATTTTCATAACTAGAAATTACACACATCTTGTGTGCATATTTTCTTTGTACAAAATTTGTAGTGTGTCCAACATATAAATCTTTTATATTTGTGTCTTTACAATATATTTTATAAATAATTGTATTTCCGTAATCAATATCTGTTTTCGGCATGTTGAATTATATGTGTTGTTCTATTTATATAGTAATATAAAAAATATCTTATACAATCTTATAAAATCTTATAATATCTTATGTTCCTAAATATTTTTCAAGTAAAAAACGAAAAAAAGTACAATCACAAAAAAAATACGCTATTTTTGGAATTTACTGCATTCTCGTCACAACTCATTTTTTCACTTTTTAGCAAATTCATTTTCCCAAAAGTCATTTTTGGACATTTATAAATGTCCATTTTTCACTTTTGCAAATCAAATTTGGGAAAAAAAAATTTCTCCTTTAAGTTAAAAACCGAATAATATATATTATCGATTTTTGAATTTAAAGACCCTTTTGTTCGACTATGAATCCGTCCTTTACAAAATAGTACACCGGATTCCACCTCAACAAACACCATGTGATGTGGTTTGGAAGACTCTCCATCTCTTCGGCAATCTGTACTTCGTCTAGATTTTTGTAGTAGTACAATTTCAGTATTTTTATTTTTTCTTTTTCAGTAAAGTAGCGATTACAATAGCGATTTACGGGATTCATATGTGTATAATATATAAATCTATAAAAATAGCGACAAGACTTCAATTTTTTTGTGAAACTCCTACGAAGACGTATAATATACATTTTTGAGTCCGTACTTACGCATACATTTGTTCAAGAATAATTCACAGTCAGGACACGGTTTGGAATTCATGAAATTCAACGAATTTTCGCCTCTGCCTGGTCGCATGACATACATGTCTGCATCACGCATTTTGTTGTAGTCCCCCAGCACTTTCACGACATTTTTCTCGGCGTGAATCGTACAGTTGGAATAGCCACACCCTTTGGATCTCGAACCCACACGATTCGTCGCTTCGGCGATTATTTTTCCCCTTGAAACCAATACGGCAATATGTAGGTTTGTCTCGTGATTTCGTTTCAAAATCGTCGTTCTCGGGTCTTCACGAAACTGTTCAAGAATATCTCTCGTTTGAGAGTTTGACATTTTTCGAATAGTTGAATATTTCTTTTGTTGAATCACTAATAAAAAATGGAAAACAATTCAATTTTTTATTATGTAGTTTACTTTTTTGTACTTTTTCCACCTTTTTACATTTCAAATGTCCAAGTATATAAAAACATTCTTTTTACACCTTTTCTCATTTGAAACGCCCATTTTTTTACAAACTTATATTTGTAAAAAATATTTAAAAATATAATCATATGGTTTCATAAGTGAATGGAAACAGAAACCAAAATTAAAGAATTAGAGGACGAATTAGAAAAAACAAGAAAAGAATTGAATGAAACCAAAGAACATCTCAAAAAATATACAGCACCATCAAGAAGCAAAACATACTATGAAAATCACAAAGAGGAAATTATAAAACGAGTCAAAGAACATAAACAAACAACAAATTACACATACGAGGTTTCACCTGAAAAAAGAAAGGAGTATAACAAAATAGCATATCAAAAAAGAAAGGAGAAAAACGAACAAATATAATTTCTTGTTTATTTAGCAAAATAATAAATTAATTGCGTTAAAAATTACTTAAATAAATTCTTTGTATAGTATATAAGAATGGTGAAAAAGAAGAAGTTGAAAGACGAATTCAAGGAGTTTAGGAATAATGACAAGTCCGCTTACAAAACTTTCAAAATACCACTCAAATCCATTTTACAAAACCGCAATTTAGTTCAACCCGTAATAAACAATTTGGTATTTGAGATGAATGATTTAGTCATTCATGCTTATCAGTTTATTCGGTTGTATGTAATTACTTGTTATTCCAATAAAGTTGATTTGCCTGTCATTGATGATACATTCATTTTGTATTGTTTGAAAGTTTTAGGAACTCGTGATAACCGAGGACGACAAATGGCGAATGTTGGATTGTTGGAAAGTTTAGAAACATTCTACAATACCGAATATCAACCATTGTTAAACCACGAGGAAACCAATTTGAAAAACAAGACATTTTTATTACCATATTTAGCAACGCAAATTCATACATCATTGTCTAATAACGCACAAGAACGGTTCATACAACATTTTTTGCGTTTCATAAATAAAACTGCTCCAACTGATGACAAACCATCTCTTTTCAAATTCAAGCATCAAGTTCTTTCATTGAATGATGAAACGGATGTAATTTTCAACGACTGGAAAACTACTCATTTACTTAACATTTTACCATCCAAAATCAATAAGTCAATTCATTATGATGTAAAAGTCAATCCAATGAACTATTTGAAAGGAATGCTGTATATGAACGAAGTGTTGGAAACTGGCGGACATAAACTGTTCCAACCGCTCCCACTCCGTAATAATATCGTTCCAAAGCATATCATTTTGGATACTGCGTGTTTGGTTAGTTTGTTCTGTCCTGAAAATTCTAAGAAAGGAGAACTGTTGAAAAACATAACAGAAAACCAAACGGATATTTGGAATAATTTTCTTAATCTCAATCACAAAATATTCAAGAACGCACATTACCAATTTCATCACCAAATACAAACGGACGGATTTTCATGTAGTTTGTTGTTTATTAGAAAAGATTTGAAAGATAAGAAATGGGGAACTCGTGTTCCTACTATTGCGGAGCAAAATTTTTACAATATTGAGGATTTATCAAAAGAGCAACTGGATGGATTGAGCGATAGGAATGTAGTTGGATGCGACCCTGGCAAGAAATCGTTAGTGTATATGATGGATGAGAATGGTAAGAAATTACAATATACCGCACAACAACGAAAAATAGAAAGTTACGGAAAACGCAACCAACGCATTCTATTACAAATGAAAAAGAAACATAAAATAAGTGAAAAAGAAACTCGTTTATCATTAGAAAATAGTAAGACTGTTGATGTAGCAAAGTTCAAACGATATTTGGTAGAAAAGACCGAATTGAATATCCAAGTTGGTGAGTTTTACAAACGAGAAGTATGGCGAAAAATGAAATTCCGTCAATACAGTTATGGTAAGAAAAGTATAGATACATTCCTAAATAAAATCCAAGAAACATTTGGTTCCAATATTCTAATTGGTTATGGAAATTGGAGCAGGGATACACAAATGAAACATTTCATGCCAACGATGAATCAAGGATTAAGGAAGCAAATCCATAAACGATTTGATACCATAACAATCAATGAGTTCAATACCAGCAAATTATGTTGCGATTGCTGTAAGGAACTAAAACATTATAAGGATAAGAAAAACACGGATGTATATCGTCTGTTCTGTTGCGTGAGTTGTCAAAACAAAGAAACCGTATTTAGAACACGAGATGCTAATTCTGCCGTGAATATGAGGAAACTAACAAGGTCTTGGATGGAAAACCAAACAAGACCAAGTGAATTTTCTCGCAAGCAATGTCTTTCACCTGTATTGGATGATACAGGAAAAAGTGAGACAATCGTTGTTAAGACCACATAGGTGGAAAGCACAACTATTGATTTTACGCTTTTTCTTATTTTTTTGCCCTGTAAAATGGGCGTTTCAAATGAGAAAAGGTGTAATCATACTAGATGCATCATTTATTACCGATTGATGTCATAAATAATATATTGTCATTTGACATGCATTTTACAATTCGAAACGGAAAAGCGATAACTATAATTCCAAAAGACGACATTCGTTATTCTATCATAAAAGAAAAATCGTTAATAAAACAAAAAATACTTCAAAATCCACATTCAATAACAAAGCGCGGAGAAAGTAAAATAACTAAAAACGGAAAAGAAATTATAATTTCAGTAACTGAATATCCATTAAATAATTTTATGTGGAGTATTGATGTTTTTTATAAAAACATCGGCATAACCCACAATATTACAAATCATTTTTTGTAAAATCTTGTAGGATGAATTACCTTTTGGATTTTCTAGTCTTTTTACTCCTCGTTTTCTTTGTTGTCCTACCTTTTCTACTCTTTTTACTCATCGTTTTCTTAGTCCTCGTTTTCTTAGTCCTCGTTTTCCTAGTCCTCGTTTTCCTAGTCCTCGTTTTCTTAGTCCTCGTTCTCCCTCCAACATTTCCACTTTTGAATTCCTCAAAAAGAACACTCGTTTGTTTATAATCCGCCATCGTATTTTTTCCACTCTCCAAGTTTTCAATCATATTTTTCAATCGTGTTCCACTTCTTCCTATTTTCATCAGTTCTTCATAAAAATAACGATATCTGTATTCGTCGTCTACTATGTAATCGTCTCTTTTAACCACTGGAACTAAAGTAGCAAAGATATATAAATTTTTCAGAAACCCCAAAAATTTCTGTAATTCCGGTTGCCCAGAGAAACTACACAACGCCGGTTTTTCATAAAAAGTCGCTCCGTCCACCAGAATATCGATTATTTTTTGAGGCTCTATGATAGTTATACTCATCGGCAGATTGTTGTAATCGGAAAAGCAGTATTCTCCGTACAATCCATAACTTGCTTTGAACCCAAGTTTGCTGTAAGAGGCCAGTCCAGAAACATTTAAATACCCAGTCGCCAGTTCCAACAGTCCTACTTTGGACGTCACTACCGGATTTTCCTTTATACTGTACAAAAACAATCCCATCAAAACCTGCCCTGAACCGGCGCCTCTCTCTCCAGAACGAGAACAGATTAGGTTGACACAATAGATCTCGGGATACTTTTTACATTCGCCCTTTTGAGCGATGAGAAACGCCACCACATTATCCACATCGTATCTCTTGTCTTCGGCAACATATCTTTTTCTTGGGCGATACGGTTCGTCCTTTGAATCCGTCGAATCGTATTCCGTATCCATAATTGTTCTTTTTGTTCCCACCTCCAAATTACTGTCTCCAAAATCGGTGAGTTGCGTTTCATTTTGAGACTGGGAATACTGGGAATCCGTAAAATCGCTCTGGAAGGTGTTTTGGCTTTCATAATTATCTGCAGTTTCAGGAAGTTCGGTTTCTTCAAACTGATTGTCAAAGAGAACGACGATTTCGAAATTGGGGTCATACGCCGATTTTTCTAACGAACGCTCTAAATACCGTCCTCCAATCTCTTTTCGACAAATGTTATTATAGAGTATCCTCAAGAATCTCGCCTTGTTGTCGAGGGTAATCAAGTCAATCGATGTGTTTTCTTCCCTGTTTCTTGTAAAGTATCCGGTAGAACTCAATATAGGTTCCAATTCTTCAAGAGTATATATTCTTTTGTTTTTTAGTTTTTGTTCTAGTGTGTTGCCCTTTGTGGAGGGCTGATTCAAATACTGTTCTATTAATTCCTTATTGAATAATTTGTTTTCCATTTTTCTAAATTTGAGTTGATATTTTTATGAATTTTTATAGTCTTCTATTATAAATACTATATATAAAAATATTTTTTATAGGATGAATGATTCTATAAAATGTGACAAAATCTAAAACAAACTAGAGAAAGAAAATTTATCGTCGACAATTTCTTCGGCGTGTTTTTCTTTTTCCATGTTTTTTCGTGTATTTTTTCTTTCTTCTTTTGGTTTTTCTTTTGCCTCCCCTTCCAGGAGGAAAAAAAGAATCACTTTTATCTCCAAGATAATCTTTGATAATGTGCGATATTTCAGGAGGCAACTTATTTTTCACTGCAATTCGTGATGTCAACGAATTGGGACTTTCAAACCCTTTGTTTGGAACCCATACAATTTCATCACCCAACGCCAAAATTTTATTGTAAGAGGGTCTAAATTTACCCATTTCGGTGGCCTTGTTCCATTCTTCTTTGGTTTGGGCGTATGCATCACCTAAATATGTTGGAATGGCACTTGAATTCACATACAATTTGAATTTTGGGTTTTGTTTTTGAATTTCAGTTGTTATTTCAATCATTTTGTTCATAACATTGTTATAAGAGCCGGAGATGTCCGTAATAACCATTCCATCTTTTGAATCGTATCCGTTAAAATCTAAAGATTCGGTAACATTATTTTTAGAATAATGTAGATTGTAATATATATCCTTACTTGTAACTGTTTTTTTTTCTATCTAATTCTTCGTCATATTCTAACCAATTGACCTTGTTTTCGTGTAGTTTCACAAACGGAGTAAATAATGGAACCAACCAATAAATGTCTGGAGAATTTTCCGGATTTATTCCGTCCTCTTGTATTGGATAAGATAGTTCAAAACTCATGAAAAAAATTTATCTTTATATAACCGAATATTTTATTTTACTATTCTTGAAATTGAATCTTAATCATGACTAACAACCTTCTAAAACAACCTTCTACACATACAACGATTGATTCGTCGCCACGAATTTCAAAGTGAGCTCCGGTATTTTTTTTACTTTTTCTAGTAAATCCAGATTTCCAGACATTTCCGCTATTTTCTCTATCTCACACGCAACATTGTTGATTTTCAAAACGGCTTTCACAAACTCACCCAAAAATATCTCCTTTTCTTTCTCCATTTTCTGCAATAAATATTTACACGACGCTGCATCTTCACACAAACACCACTCTTCCATATAATTCAACAAATCGTAATGATGTGAGTAATCCGTTCCGGTATTCACTCGACATTTTGTTTCAAAATCCTGGATTTCTTCCATGTCTTTTTTCAAATCATTCAACAATTCATTCACACGAAACAAGTCACACTTTGGCTTGAAGGTCTTGAAATCATCACACACATTCACATTTGTAAAACAACTGAACAACAAAATCAATTCAAACGACGATAATCCGTTCAATCGACCGGACTCGACCATTCGAGCAAAAGGTAAACATGGTAATTCTTTGAGTTGTGAGGCAAACAGTCCCATCTTTGTCAACGTGTATTTGTTTCCAACCAATTCGCCAGTAAATTCAACGAATTTCTCGGCAACCAAATACTCCAACAGCGTAGTCACCTGACTCTGTAGATACTTTTCGGTATGTTGATAATCCTTCTCTAATTCTTGGTATTCTTTTTGTTTCTTCAAGACGGATTCAATTGCGCCCCTATCCTTTTCCAGATTCTTGTATTC